TTGTCCACGACAAAGTTGCGCTAGAAGCCTTTGAACCACCCGATGCTGCGGACCAAGAGACAGCCTTGCGGGTTGTTTCGGTTGCTGCTGAAGATGTTCCGTCCTCACCTGCATCGCCAGTGTGCAACTTGATATAGCAAGTGGTGACAGCAAAAGATGTGTTACCAAGTGTGTCGAGTAACTTGATTTCTGCGTAATTACTGATTGACATCTTCGGTCACTTCCTCTTCGGGTGTTTCAATCGTCTTTTCAACGACCTTTGACTTGGGGGTTGCCTTAGGCTTTGGAGCCGCCTTTGGCTTCGGGCTTACGGGAGCAACAGGTGCTACTTCATCATCGTCCAAGCGACGCAACCGCCCAGCGTTAATCAACGCCTTCTTGTTGCGCCACTCGGACGCATCGATGATTTCACCAGAAAAGATGGGCTTGCCATCGATTCCAGCAATCACTCTGAGCACTTCGTACATTTCAGGCACTGGGTGCTCCTTCGTTATTAGGCGACGACGCTTGCGAAGAACGAACCGAGGTCCGCAGCGATGACCTTGTGGTCCCATGCTGCTTCAGCCTCAATACGCTCTGACTTGAGCGATTCCATACGGAAGCGGGCGGTGCCGATTGTTGCACCGATTCCACCAGAGACGCCCGTCCAACCGAAGGTGTAACCAGCGGATGGCTGGAGGAGACCTGCGTTTGGTGCGCTGTAGCAAAGCATTGCAGCCTTGCCATGCACGAATGAGTAAGCCTCTGTGCCGCCCTCGTTGTTTGTTGCCTTGACTGACTTGGTGACAAGCACACGGTCAACTTCGAACATACGAGCCATCATCTCTTCGGTGATGACATTCGAGGTTGTGTACTTGATACGGTCCACGAGGTCTGGGTGGTTCTTCAACTTGCGGAAAGCCTGATAGCCGAGAACGAGAGTGTTTGGCATGAAGCCTGTGGTCGAAAGAATCTTTTCCTTCGCTGCTTCGATGTCCTCAAGAGGGTCGCTATTCGCATAGTCGCTCCACTGCTTGAACTCGCCAGTTGACGGTGTTCCTGCAACGCCTGTGTAGTCAGTTCCCCATACACCTGTGGTGAAGAAGGTTGACTGCCAATCGAGTTCCTGACGGAGAAGGATGCGGCTCGTTACGAACTCTGCTGCTTCACGGTCAAGGTTGATTGGTGCGTCTGCGTTTGCACGGGTCTGGTCACCGATGTCCTTGTGGAAAGCCCACACCTGAGCGGCGTAGGAATCGGTTGACAAGTTGTATCCGCCACCTGCTGATTCAGTCGCATCGGCACGAACTTGTGCTTCGTCTCGGAACCAGTCGTTCTTGGTGTACTTGAAGAACTTGTTGCTCTGCTTGTCCACTGGAACCAGAGGGAAAACCTTCGTTGCTACGAAGTTGCTTGCCATCTGCATGTATGCAACCGAGATGTTCGTCAGGATTGCATCAATGTGGACGGAGGTCTGTGTTGGCTGTGCCATTTTGGATTATTCCTTCTACTTAGGCTGCTCGACCTGCAGAGGCGCAGGCAACAACGGCTGTGATGATTTCTCCAGAAGCACCCTCGGTGAGAGCGGTTCCGCAGATGTACTTGGTGGTGTCGGTGCCAGCAACAATTGCTACACCTGCGCCTGTTGAACTTGGGCTGACAATGCCGCCCTCGGTCACTGTTCCGCCGAGCACCAACTTGGTACCGCCAGAAATGAGAACTTCAGCCACGCCGCCAGATGCTGGAGCGTTCTGAAGAACACCGATTGGACGGTCGGTTGCTGCAGCAACTGCAATAACCTGTCCGCTTGAGTTCAACTTCACGAAGTTGTACTGCTTCGAAGAGAGGTCTCCGCCAGCAACAAGGGAAACCTTGACGCTGTAATTAGAAATCTCGTATGCCATGGGGGTTTCCTTCCTTACTTCTCTGAGAGGTATTGGTTGTAAAGGTCTGGGTTGGTAGCAACCAGTCCGCTGATTGCCTGCTCGACGGTGTTGTACTCGCCTGCTTCAACTGCTGCCTTGGCGAGGCTTGTGACCTTGCCGAACGCATCACTTGTCGTGGAGCGGTTATTTGCGCCGAGTTCTGAGAAGATTGCTGCTGCTTCTTGCTGAGCATTGACAGCCTCAAATGCCTTCTCGATGGTGGAAGCGAGGTCCGAGTTGATGTCTGCAACCTTGCGGAGTGCTACACCAAACGAATCGGCTTCGATAGGAAGGTTTGACCATTCTGCTGCCTTGGAGACATAGGAGCGGTCACGCTGGATTTCCTTTTCCTTGCGAAGTTCTTCACGAGCGGATTCTGCGTCTGCTGATGCCTTTGCAAGCATCTGGCGCACTGGCTCTGGGAGGGACTTGATAAGCGCCTCTTCTTCGTCGATAGGAGCGTCCTCTTCTGGGTCGTTCGCATCGGCTGCCTTTTGGAGGTCAGCGATTACTTCACGAGCCTTAGCAAGTTCCGCTTCCAATTCGACCATACGGTCGATGTACTGCTCATTGATGTCTACGACAACATCATCTTCTGCATGTGCCACTGAGTCCTCCGTGGGGTTTGCGTTCTTCATGACTATCCAACCTTCTTCAAGATGGGCAGGGTGGTCTACACCGCTGGTCTCTAGCACTTTTAATGCCACCATCTTTTTAGGCGTCTTTGCTGTCATATTTCCTCAAAGAAAAACCCGAAAATCGAAAGCCTTTCGGCTGACGACCCTCGGGTCTCGGTTCTTTGAAGTGTATGTCATCGCATACACATGGCAACTGAAGTGGTGTTTAGTGGACTGGGTTGTTGATGTACTCGATTGTCACTTTTGTTGGGCGCTTGTAGAAGCCGAATGATTCATCTTCGCTGGACCGTTCGACGCTTGCGATGAAAGTGACCTTGTCACCTGAGTGGCAGTCACTGATTTTCGAAGGGCAAGTTCCCCAGACCTTGAAGCCACGGTCATCCTTGACTGTCATCACTGAGCGGTAACCCCAATCGGTTTCCTTGAGGTCAACCGAGACGACTGTGCCGCTGATTTGGACCTTATCGCCAGTGATTACTGGAGTCTTGACTTCAATCTCTCGTGCTGCCCGCTCTGCAATCCAACCGAGGTGGCGGCGGTAGGCGGTGAGGAAAGAAGCGATGAGACCGTGGTACTTGTGGTCCGAGAGGTCGTACTTGAAAACCGTTTGCAGGTTGCGTAGGTATTCGCCGTCAGGCTCAAGGTCGAGAATCCACTGGATGGCTGCTTGTGCCTCGTCACGCTGCTCGGCGGTCATCTTGGGGACAGCATCGAAGCCTTGGCTCGAAGTTAGGAAGGCTGCCATCTGGCTCTTGGTTGATGCGTCTTGGTCTGCCTTGCGGAAACCGATGTGGTTGATGAGCGTTGCGGCTGCCATCGCATAGTCGATGACGCTGTAGCGGCTGCCGCCACCACCACCACCACTGCGACCGAACATCTCGTCGTCATCGAGAATCTCGTCGAGTGCCTCGTACCAGTGGAACTTGACCTTGTGACCAAGGAAGTCGGTCATACAAGTCGAACCGACCTGAACCTCAGTGCCATCTTCGCTCTTGAAGAAGTAGGTGCGGAGGCGGAGTCTGTCGACATGGCACTGGTCGCATCGGCTGCTCACCGTGTTGAGGTGAGTGAGGTCCATCTCACGGAAGTCGGGAGCAACTCGGACCATGTTCACACCGTCAGCGATGTGGTCGATTGCCGCTACGAACTGGTAGCCACCAGCGACAACTGGGTAGGCGTTGAGAATTTCAACATTGAACCAGACCTCGGTGACGAAGTCGTCATCCTTTTGGGTGGTGGTTTCGAAGCGGTCCAGAATGACAAGTTCAGGTGCTGGAGCGTCAATCTTTGCTGCAATCTTTGCGAGTTTTGCAACTGCTTCTTTAAGGTCGTCGACCTTGTAGGCGAGAATTGTGGCTGTCATTGTGGTCATTGGGTTCCTCCTTGTACTCTCATATTATCCGCTGCGGAATGTCGAGTCAAGCCCTAAGCGGCGTGATTAACGGAATCATTTGGACGGGGTGATTCACCTTCCTGTCCTTGCGGGCACAGATTGGCGGCTCAGAGGGTTTGACATCGGTCGAGAACTGTTGACCACACTTGGGGCACTTGTACTTGTGCATTATCATCCTTTCGGTTGTCGGACTCTACCAACATCTTACCAGATGATAAATCAGATGCTCTGAAATTCCTGAGCGCCACCGTTAAAAACGATTGTTGGAGCCTTGGGAACACGCCCCTTTGATGATGCAAGGCGAACATCGACCCTGTCATACGGGCAAGCCTTCAGCATGGCAATGAACGCTGGGTCCAGAAGTTGCGCTATCCACGACAACACCATTTCGGGTGGTTCACTGGCTGTCGTTATTTCGTGGTGCATCGCATCACATACTAGAAGCAGCGAGGCATCCAGAAGGAACTTATGGTCGTAGAGCGTCTAACTTTCGAATGGTCCGCTCCAACATAGCCGCCATGTTCTTGATGACCTGTGCATCGGTGAAATACCTCGCCGAGCGAGTCATAATCCACTTGCCATTGGCATCTTTCTTAGGACCGCCTTCAGCAGTTTGCAAATCTTCGCCCTTTTTCCGTGTTCTGGTCGACAAAGACTTCAAGCGTTTTTGTTCTTTGACCAATCCGCCCCGAACCGTCTCAATTGGGATACCAGATTCCAAGGACCGTCGAGCCTCGTAAAGTGTTTGGCGGGTGCCCTCAACAGCGCCTAAAGCATCGCCTTTTTCTTCGCCGAATCCTGATTTGTCGTAAGCCCTGTTTATTGATGTCTCAGTCTCGTCAAGCATGTCATCGTCGTTGAAAGCACTGGAGTAACGAGGCTTCTCTGGCTCAGCGGCGGCTCCACCACCTGTAGCCGTTGCCCCGCCAGATTCTGTTTGAGTTTTTTTACCCCAGCGAACTGACGCTGCGTAAGCCCCAGCCGCCGAACGGTTACCACCAAAAGACTGCTTCGCTTTGACCAGTTCAAACATCACTGATTTATCAGTCACTTCCCTGATGCTTCCCGCCTTTTCAACGGCTTGGATGACCATCGCATAAACGAAGTCAGACATGTGTGATTTGAGTGATTCAAGAACGATGACATCCGATTGGTTCATTACCCAACCGTGTTTTCTAGTGAACCGTCCTGTGAAGTCCACAACTTGACCTTTGCGTTAGCAGCGATGTCGGTCTGGGAACGGGTTGTGCTGTCTAGTTTCTTAGTGGTAATCATCAGGCGGTCACCTTGGCTCTTGATTCCGACAACACGCTCGGGAACCCTGTTAGCGCCTGTCGAGATGATTTGACCAGAGGAAATAGAACCAGCGGTTGTTTCCGCAACTTTGAACTGGATGTCTTTCCCGCCGACCATGGCGGAGCGGTAAGAAACACCGCCTTCAGGAAGAAGCATTTCTGGGCGTTTTCCAGACCATCGAACTTGGGCTGCGTATTGTCCAGCAGCCGAACGGTTTCCGAACTTACGCTTTGCCATTTGAAGTTCCATGGAAGCGACGACATCTGTGAGGTTTCTGATGCCACCCGCCTTTTCGACCTGTTCAACGACATACTCATAGCCGTAATTGGTCATGTGTGGCTGGAGAGTTTTCAGGACAATTTCATCGGCGTAGTTCATGCTGCTGCCTCTGCGTAGAAAGCGTCGGTGTAATCAACAACCAACCGCTTGAGCATTTCATGCAGGCGCTTCACGGCTCCTTTAGCGCCTCGAGCCTCTGCCAAAGGGCGGACACGGAACTCTGCTGCCGATGCAAGGTTCCAAGCACCGAACGCATCGCCATTCACATCAGCCTTTGATGCAGCCTTGACTTCTTTCTGGGCGACGACCAGTTCTCTTCCAGCGGGGGAATCGGCACCTACAGCGGCGATTGCTGCCGAGTGTGTCTCGCCAATCTTTTCCATGTTCATGGTTTCGCCAGCACCAGCAGGATTCGATGTTGCTACTGCACCATCAGAAGTCCCTCCTTTGCCCCTCTTACCCCACCTGACGCTTGCTGCGTAGGCTCCTGCGGCAGAACGGTTACCGCCGAAAGATTGACGCTGTGCAGCCTTCTGGAGAACTATCTGGGCGTAGCCCTCAACCTTGAGAACACTGCCCGCTTTGCGGACTTCGTCGATGACGCCAATCCATTCACGCTCGGAAACGATTTCCAAAGCGGAATGGTGCAACGCATAAAGGAGCCGAAGGTCGGCGTTGTCCATCACATCGCCTTAATTCGAGCAAGGATTTCGTCCACGAGCGCCATGTCCATAACAGGACTTGCGATTTCTGTGTCTTGTTGTCCAGCCAAATACAGTGCAGTGTTTTTTCCTGCTTCTTCGTACAGCAACTCGTCGTTGGCGTCTTGGACAAACCCCATTGTTTTGGCTTGGTCCAAAGTTATTTTGCCTTCTTGCATGCCCGCATAGCGGCGAAGCAGTTCATAATCCATTTCCATAATTCTTTACTTTCCTGAGTAATTCTGCTTGTCGATGAATGTCTTGTATGCAGCAGCGTCAAGAATCTTTCGTCCTCCGCTAGGGGTTATCTCAAAGATTTTCTTCGTAGGACCGTTTGTGTCAATCACCGTAATCGTGTCCCATTTGCCAGAACTTGCGTAGGTCTCGAAGTTCTTGGAGACGCCCTTATGTCCGCCTACCAAAGCAGTGTCATCAACCAAACGACCTGTTTTTGCCGCTCTTGTTACATTTCGGCTGCGGGCTGTATCAATGTCGACTGTGACCACATGGAGTTCAACACGCTTGGCGCCCATAGCACGGTAGCCGTCTGCTTTGCCCATTGTTTTTGCTGCGCCGTTATTTGCAACGCCGTCAACCACAAGGTCCGAGCCTTGGCGTAGACCCGCTGCTCCCGTGAGTGCTGCAATTTGTGATGATTCCTCGTGATGGAAGTTAGCGGCTCGTGAGTCCTTTGCTGCAACCATCGAGTTGTACCCAGTAATTTGTGTCTTAGCCGAGTCTGGGTTTACATCCACTGCCTTAACTGGTCCGCTAGATGGGTCAGCGTTCGGTACAGAAACAACGCCATCTCTAATAGCACTGCTCTTTCCTGATGCGCCGCCGCCGCCCATCATGTAGGCATTTGGACCATCTGGGTTAACAGGGACACCGTCTAACTTCTCAGCGATTGCACCATCCCAAGCCGCTTGACGCTCTGGTGTCAAATGCTTGTAATACATGTCAGCAGTTGGCTCTTTAAGTCCAGCCGCCTGCATGTCAGCCGCTACAGCGTCAAGGTCACAATGGGTAACAAGACTTGCAGCGCCAAATTTTGTGCTACCGAGAATCATGCCCTCAAGTGTTGAAGGCGGTGCTAGAGAGCCTGCCCCACCCATCGCATCTATTGCTTCGCCGTCTGGGAGGCGCTTGCGACCCCAACGAACCTGAGCGGCATACTTTCCTGCTGCCGAGCGGTCGCCGCCGAACTTGCGCTTTGCTTTTGCTACCTCGGCAAAGGCGTATTGAGCCTTTTCGAAAGGAAGTGATTCAAGGCGCTTTGAGCCAGATGCCCAGAAACGCTCTCCGTCGGTGCGGACAATTGCGACCGAGCCGTCCTCGCCGTACAAACCAGCGACATTGAACACCTTGTCCTTGAACGATTTCGACAATGGAACAATCGCATACTTGACTCCGTCGATGACAATCGACTTTGACACTTCTGGCTCGGGCTGTGGCTCAACAATTTCGGCAGGAACGCCACTGATGAGATTGCGGACTGCGTCCTTCAATTGTTCACTGAAAGGAATTGCTTCCTTCTGTGCAGCGGTCCGCTGAGCCTTTAACTGCTCTGCGTATTCTGCAGCAACACTGGCGGTTGAGAAACGGTTCTTGATGACACCGCCAAAACCGCTGTCTGTGGGGATGCCCATTTCGACACGGGCTGCTGAGCCGCCGATAGAGAATCCTGTGATTTTGTTTTCCTTGACCATGTCCCAAGCCCAGTCGTTCCACTTGACCCCGAGGAAAACGGTGCCCGCTGGGTAGGTCACTTCCTTCGAATCGCCCTGTGCCTTCTTCATGTTTAGGGTTACGGGGACAGGGAAAGACATGGCTTCGACCCATTCGCCCGCCACGATGTCTGTGTTGTGCTGAAGGCGGATGTCACGGTCACCAAGGCGGACATAGTCCCAGAGAGCCTTCTGGAGTTCGTCAGCGTCTGACCATTCGCCGTGGGCATCTTCTTTGTTAGGGATGTACCAAGGACCGAGAGTGAACTTTTGTTCTTCGTTGGCTTTGTGAATCAGGTCCATCGCATCTGCGGCGGGCTTCTTCTTCTTTTGAGGTGTTTTCCAGTTGACGCCGTCTACATGGACTCCGCTGGAAGTTGGGTCACCCTTTTCAACGCCTTCTTCTTCAGCGATTAGTTCGTCGATGACTGTCTGGACGGTTGGGTCCATGTCGTCCCACTGAAGGGTGCCGTCAATCCATGATTGGGCTTGGGCAACGAGGTTGTTAATTGTTGGCATCGAGGAACTCCTTCTGAGCAGCCAAGGCTAATTCACATGCTTCAGCAAATACCAGTGCCTTACCTACGGTGTAAGACTGGTCTCCGAAGCCACGGCGGGGAATACCGTTTTCACTGCCCCATTTATCCATCACATTCAAAAGTTCTTTTTGTGGTGCGCCGATTCTGATGATGGAAATCTTTGTTGGTCGCATGGTCGAACCGAGGGCTGCGCCAGCCCAACGGTGGTGACCGTCCATGACGAAACCATCTGAAGAAACAACGATTGACCCGACTGGGTCTGCCGAGAACGCTTTATCTCCTCTGGCTGATTCTCTGCCGAGGATTTCAGCGGAAGATTTACCGTTGATGTTTCTTTGAGTTGCCTTCAAGGTGGCTGGGTCCACTGATTCATGGGACACCGTCAAACCTTGGCTTTCGACATCTGCAATGAATTCGGCTTTGCGGGCTGTGGGGACCTGAGGCATGTCCTCACGGTCTTTGGTGCCTCTCTGTTCGGCAAAGAAAGGAGTGCCAGCGATTTGAACCTCTCCGAGGTCCTCGGTGCCGTCGCCAGAAACAAGGCTTTTCACATAAGAGGGAACTTGGTCTTTGCTGATTGTCTTTGAAGGTGCAGTCGCATCGCCGCCTCTGCGTCCCCATCGAACCTGTGCTGCGTAACTGCCCGCTGCGGAACGGGACCCAAACTGGCGCTTTTCAACTGATTCAGAGTTAAGCACTGATTTAGCCCAAGTCCAGCCAGCGTCGCCGCCCCATGCAGCCCATGCCACACGACCTGCCGATGGGTATTGGTCTGAAGAACTGTCCCAGCCTTCGCCCTGTTTGTCCACTTCGTGGCGGGCAAAGTATGAGTTCATCCGCTTGATTGTGTCCAGACTTACCGCTTCGCCAGCAGCGAGGGTTTCTGCTCTGTAGCGTCCTGTAGCCGTGAAACCGTCGCCAGCCTGACCGTCGGCTATCCACTTCAGTGCCTGTTTTGCGGCGTTACTGACGGCTTCTGGAGGGGTGTAGGAAGCCTTTTGGATGTCCTCTTCGATTAGGTCTGCTTTGATGACCCAGAGTTTGCAGAGAGCCATCGGCTCAATCTGCCCTTCAACGATTTCACATGCTTGTCCGCCTTCGTAGAAGCAACAGTTGGCACACATGAGACCCTCTTCAGCAAAAGGGTTTTCGTTTTCAGGGATGTAATGGGCGCCGTCTGGACCGCTTGACTGGTCAAATAAGCCAAACGCATCAACGATTATCTCTAGCGCCTGATAGTGAGCCTGTTGGCGGGGAGTCAGGTCGTCGATTTCGTCCACTGCTGTATCGTACCGACCCAACCGTAGTAAAGCCGTACTAGAGGACGGTCAAGATTCTTGTTGTTCTGCCCACCGCTGACGAGCAGCGTCACGCTCATCATTGGAATCGGCTTTCCTGAGGTTCATCGCATCGGCTGCGGGCATTTCGTTGCCGTTCTCATCAATGAATGTCAGACCGAGAAGCCCGTCGTATTGAAAGTTTTCTTTGCTCATTCCATTACCACCTTAATGATTCGTGTGTATTCGGGACGGTTTCTACCGCTGTAGAGGTTTGGCTCTTCGCTGATTCCCCACACTTTGAACTTTCTTCCACGAGGTAATAATACCTCATGTTCCGACCTGTGCATACTTCTTTTACCCAGAATAGGATTCATCGGCAAAACTTTTGTTCCTTTTCTGACCACGATTTCGAGGCGTACTCCAGTAATTGAACCCCATTTTTTTGCCAACGGTTTGTCTGTTGAGGTTGATGTGAACCCTTTATCAGAGAAAGATTCGCCAACTTGCACTTGTTGGAAGAACTCAACGGCTTTTCTGCCATCTCTGTTTCGAGCGATGTCGAGTCCACGGTGAAAGACCATGTCCGTTGGCAGCGGTACGGCTGCTTCAAAGGCACGGTCCACGAAGCCCACAACGGCTATATTGTCATTGCCGTCACGAAGTTCAGCGTTAACCGAACCGCCCCTCAACTGGTATTCGACAACTGCACCCTTTTCAGTGCCATTCAAAATGCCGACTGAGCCTTCTGGGTACATCGCATCCAGAACGGCGTTGGCGTCATCTCTTGAACTAAGCGGAACCGTTGATGGGTCGAACGCTGGGGTTTCTCCTCCTCGGTTGCCCCAGCGGACCTGCGCTGCGTACTGGGCTGCTTCAGACCGTGACCCAAAACGACGCTCACGGGCTTTTTGAACTCCACCAGTTGGTTCCACCACAAAGGTCAATGTGAGACCCTCGCCACCCATGTTCTCCCACTCGCCGACTTGTCTCTTGACCAATCGCATACGGGTGTTACGGGGAAGGAGAACCTCTTTTTCGCCTGCGTAGGAATGTTTGGTGCCAAGCATTGTGTTGATGGGCAGGACTTTGCTGCCTTCTGGACACACAATTTTCATTCTGATTCGGCTTCTAGCGCCGAACTCATTAGCAACTTTGGAACTTGCCGTGGTTGAACCGAACGCTGGGTCGCTGAAGGACTGACCGACTTTCATCCCGTCGAAGAAAGCAATCGTTGCCTTGCCATCCTCGGTAAAGGATTTGAGGTCCAAACCACGGTGCAAAACAATCGCCTTGTCTATCGGTCCTGCAGCATCAAAAGCGGAATCCATTTGACCGACCGTTGAATAGGGTCGAATGACTACACCTTCGTTGGCTTGCCCTCGCAGGGCGCCGTTGATTGCCCAGCCTTCATCGGTGTATTCCTTGATTGCTGCTTCATGACCCGAGGTGAATGGGTAATCCTCATCTTCAGGAAATGGATACAAAGAATCTAGGTATTGCTCCATTTCGTTGGTGCCCATCTCTTTAACTGAGAGCGGGTCAAAATCGGGGGCTTTTGTACCCCATCTGATTTGGGCGGCATGGCGCCCTGCGGCAGAGCGGTCCCCGCCGAAAGATTGTTTGGCTTTGTCCAGTTGCTCTGATTTGACTGCTGCTGCAAAACCAGAACCGTCATCCGTTAGCGCCGTTGAGTGAACAATCTTTTTCCCTTCGAAAGTCATTTTCTCCGCTGCGGTCAGCATCGCCGTGGCGATACCTTTGCGTTTCCAACCGTCAGTGACAGCAATGTGGGTGATTTCAACCTCTCCAGTTGGCTTTCCAACAGTCAAATTTTTACTTCTGCCGTGCAGTTTCAGTTCGTTCGCATCGAGATACCCAATCTTTTGCCCATTGACATAAGCGTCAACTCGGACACTCTGAACTCCAAGTCTGTATTCAGGCGTGAAATTTGGGTCATCAGCCAAAGCGGGCGGTAACCAATTCGGTTCTTTATCATAGTCTCTGTTTCCAGAAGCACGAAGTTGGACCTTGTCGCCATCTTCTGTAATGAACTCAAAATCGCCGCTTCTGACTTGCTCGTTTCTTTCGCCTTTTCTCTCATAAAATTCGCCAACTTGTGTAATGACCGCTCGGCGAGATTCAGACGGAGATTCTGTTTTTGTTCCTCGGTTGCCCCAGCGAACTTGAGCAGCATGACGACCAGCGGCGGAACGGTCCCCGCCAAACGACTGCTTGGCTTT